AGCACCACTGCCAACGCAATAACAAGGCCAGCGATGGCTGCGATCAGCAGGTCTTTTTGCAAAAGTGTCATTGGTATCCTCCGTCAGACGATCATCATAAACAGCTCAGCTGCACCATAGACGGTGTGCTGGCCGCAGTGGTCGCATTCATACCGCCGGGCATCCGGCTCGCAACCTTCCTGCTCAGAACCGCAGGCGATGCAAAACCCAGGATTGTCCAGCGTGGCGATCTCGCGTTGTACCGCAGCAGCAACGCGCTCAGGTGTCAGACTAGAATGTATCTTCATCGTCATGTTGTCCCCCAGAAGTGCGCCAGCCCCATCCCAGAATGGAATGGGAGCGCATGACAAACATACCACACAAACACACAAGGTGTCAAGCCCGCACCAACTAGCAAAAACCCCAGAAATGGCGGATTTCCGCCATGTTGATTTGTCAATATGTCCGTTGATTTGTATGTTACCACCCCCCGCGATGCACCCCGTTTTTATATAGACCCTTCCAACAAACAATCATAACTCCCACTTCCCATCACATCGTCGCAAAAGTGCACAAACTATGCCCTGTTGAGCAACCTTTGCACAACCCGTTAAAAACAAAGGGCTTTTTCCTTTAAGACTGTTATATATTTTACACAATCTACTTGTATATAATCCCCTTGTTTGGATTGTTATGTGCAGTTGGTCGTTTTTGGGGTGTATCGCCCGAACCCATAACATACAAAACAATGGACATATCAACATCAAAAGATATACCAATACCAAGACTTTGTGCTGTTGGGAGGGGAACCACCCCCGCCCCACGCCGTTAACACTCTGTTAACAATAGCTGTCTTACAATAGCAGTCAAATCAGCAAAGCCGGAGTCTATTATGTTCTCCAAAGACCCTTACGATTGGCCAGTTAATCCTGCCACCCTGGCCGCTATTCCCAAACCCATCGGTGATGCGGTCAAACATATGACCGCTCCAAATAGCGATCCCATGCGCGCCAGCGCACAGCGCAACGCTGAACTCTTGAAAGCCAAATAATGTCTTCCTACGAACTCACAAAGTCCACAATCGAAAAGCTGGGCATTCCCGGTTACGTAGACGATCCGTCAAAGGAAATGCTCCGCGGCCTCGCTGAAATCGCTGCCTATCTCGAATGCAGCATCAGCAGTGTTCGCCGCTACATCCTCCATTACAGCCTCCCAGTTTTCAAATTCACAGACCGCGGTATGCCTATCGTACCTAAAGAAATCCTCCGCCGTTGGGCTATCAGCACAGCTATTCTTGAACTCGAAGACCTTAATTGACCTATGGTTCGGATATGGTAGCTTATCATCCATATAAGTGGTCTCGTCGTCACAATATGGTGATGCGTGACCAGCTGCGTCGTGAACTCGAACGCTATAACCGTCAACCATTCCTGGACCTCCTCGGAGAGTTCATGCAATGTCGCCCTGATCCAGTCAGCATTGCAGAATGGGCGCGCGAACATCCTGACCGCTGGATGAACGCAGTAGCTGTATGCGCCAAAGCAGCTGGCTTTGCAGACGAAACACATGTCGTAAATGACGTAAGAATGACAATCGAAAATATGTCGGATGCACAGCTCTTGCAGCGCCTAGAAGAAATGCGCGTACAGCACAGCGCGCTTTCTCAAATCAGCAGGAAGGCCATACAATCTCCCACAACAGAACCAGCTAGCGTTAGAAATTCTAACACCCACTTGGAACATGCCGACATAGTGGCAGAAAGCAAAAAGCGTGAGCGCAACGCCAAGTAATACTCTTTTTGATTATAAGTTGGGGGCATCGCAGCCATCTTGTGCTCAACATGATTATAAGTTAGCGATTTTCCGAAAAACATGTATTGCATTCCATGTTGGTCCGTGCGATCATGTTTTTGGTTACGGGATGCATTGTGCAACCCGGCCACATATCGGAGAAACCCACATGACCACCATTACCGCCCGCATCATGGGCAAGGACAAGAAAACCGTTTTGCGCACCATTTCAATCGAATACCCCATGCCGCGCAATTACGCGGAAGCATGCAAACAATGGGGCGAAAGCGTCGCATGGGGTTTATTGGAGGATCAGGCGATTGTTCGTATCCAAGCGAAAATGCGCGAGCATGGTAAACCCGACAAAAACGGGAAAAAGAAAACCGATGTTGAAATCGCTCGTGATGTGGTCGCGGCGAAAATGACATCGCGCGACGTACAACGTGATCCGGTTGAACGCGCGAAAAAGCAAATCGCCAACATATTCGCGCCCAACATGACCGCTGAACAACATGCGGCAATCGTCGCCATGTTGCGCGACGCCAAACCCGGGTTGGTCAAAACCGCGAAAAAGTAATCGTGATCGCGGGGGCGGGCTCGAAAGGGCCCGCTCTTTTTTTATGTGGAGCGTTATATCCGATGGTATACACCGATCGCTATATCCATTCAAACCGATCGAACCCTCCGCAACTTGGACGCAGCTCGCAAGTGCGATCGCCGCGCGCCTACTATCGGTGTGGGTCTATGCCTGCGGCTGGGTTCTTATATATACCTACTCCCACCAGTTTGTAGGTTTTTAAAATTCTGGCTAGTGATATACGGGAAACGACTGTTAGGTGGACAATGACCCTACGCGAAAAGCAACGGTGCTACGAATGAGCCTACGCGAAAAGCAAGAAGAGGAACTGTTGCTCCTCAGTGAATTGGCAGCCCGGAGCGCGGCCGACCCCCTGCGGAGATTTGAACCCCATGCGAAACAAAAAGATTTCATCAATGCGTGTCTGGAAGGCCCGATCGACGAGAATTGGATGTTTGCTGCGAATAGAGCTGGAAAGAGCGATGCTGGAGCGATCGTTGGGGCGACGCTTGCGCGCTTCGGAGATCAAAGCCCTAACGTGCGCTATGTGGGAGGGAAAGGTTGCAATATCCAGATTAGAGACCGATCCACGGCGGGCTGGGTTAGTAGTTTGGACTTTCCAACATCTCGCGACGGCCTCGAGCCGAAATACTTCGATAACGGTTTTGTTCCGCCGGGTGCCAGCCACGAGCCCTTTATTCCGAAACGCGAGATCGCAGAATGGCGTATCTCCGATAGAGTACTCAAGCTCAAGAACGGATCAATCATAGGTTTTAAGTCTGCCGACTCGGGGCGCGCCAAATACCAGGCCGTTGAACGCGACTGGATACACATTGATGAGGAGCATCCGCAAGACATCTACAAAGAAATCAGCATCCGAGTTGGCGGTCGGCGCTTCAGGAAAATCGGCACTGCGACGCTGCTTCCTCCTCCAGGGCAGAAGGGTGGCGTTTCTTGGATGTTCAACGAGATTGTCAAGCCCTGGCTTAAGGGTGAATTGAAGTATATTCAAATATTCACAGCTGCGATTTACGACAATCCGCACATACCGCGCGAAGAGATCGAAAAGCTCGAAGCTCTTTATCCAGAAGGCAGTGTGGACAGACGTATCCGACTGTACGGTGAACTCATCCCTGGCATGGCAGGCTCCCGTGCGTACGGCGCTTTCGATGCGAGGATCAACGTCAGGCAGCAGCCAGAAATCACTCTTCGCAGGCCGCTGTGCTGGATATGGGATTTCAACGTTGATCCTATGGTCAGCCTTATCGGGCAGCGCGAACGATTGCCGAACGCCAAGAGTCTATTCCGCATCTACCACGAACTTATAATCGAAGGTGGCGCGTCAATTCCAGAAATGTGTGAAATGTTCTATCAGTACCATCCTCGCCACGGATCGGACATTTGGCTCTACGGGGATGCCACATCAAAGGGCAGAAGCCGGCAAACTGGTAAGTCCGACTATACTCTGATTTTGAACGAAATGCGCCGGTATGGCGTTCCTATCAGGATGAAAGTTCCCGAACATAATCCGCCTATACCAGACCGGATTAATGCCGTCAATCGGGTGATGCGCGACGAGGACGCAGAGTGCCGCCTAGAGATTGATCCGTCCTGCAACGAACTGATCGCAGACCTGGAGGGCGTTCTCCGGGATGCGAGGGGCGGCATTAAGAAGACCTACGACTCCAAGGATCCATACTTTCGCAGGACGCATACCAGCGACGCGCTGGGCTATTGGATTCACTATGACGAACCCGTCCAGCAGATCACGCGAGAAACTACAGTTCCGCGCGTAGTTATCAAACCGCCCTCATATGGGTTCAGGATGGTGAAAGCGGATTAACCTGTTATTAACCTATCGGCCTTACAATGGAAAATACCATACCGGAAGTCCCCTTGTGTAGATGTTGTGGCCAGACCTTGCTGGCTTTCGAAGCTCCAATCGGCGTTTGTACTGATTGTATTCAGAACACTCCAGCCGAACGAATTCAGGTAAAAAGGAAACCCAGGTATGGCACAGCCCACCTTAGGTCAGATGATGAGCTTAGCGGCGACGGACCCAGACGCGACTAACGTCCCTGACCCGATGGCACCCGCCGGCGAAGCAGGGAGTCCAGATGATTCCTCTGCCGAACCTGCTGTCGAAATGACCGATGACCAGGTTATCAACTGGATCATGTCTTGCCGACAGGAGAGCTTCAACGCCCGCAGGACGCGGATGCGCCTCAACAATATCAACCGAGATGCCTACATGGGCATTCAGGATTGGAGCCACAAACAGCGCGGACAGTCAACCGAGTATCTGCCTAAAATCAGCGTAGCGGCGGAACAGTTCAGCGCATTTGTTAAGCGCTCGTTGGTGCAGTTCGGAAACTGGTTCCAAGTACAAATCTCCGATAGCATCAAACCCTTCATAACTGATGGGCAAGTTCGCGAACTCATGAAGTGCTATTTGGCTCGTATGCCTGAAATCGGCCAGATGAAGTACCGGAACATAGAAAGCGTCCTGGCTGACGCAGGCAAGGCTGGCCTGCTGGAAAGCCTGATTATTCTAAAAGTCTACGGCCGCGATTGCAAGTATACCAAATACAGCGTAGAGGCCGGTGAAAATGTCTTGTCATTCCCAAGCGGTAGCCCTGTTCCGCCACAACTCAAAAAAGAGAAGGCGACCAGGTGGCATCTGTGTGTTGACCTTATACGAAACGAAGACTATTTCCCTGATCCCACCGGGCGCGGATTATATGAGATCCACGAGTTCGAACGTGACTATGTTGACGTTATGGAGATGGCAAAAGCCGGCGCCTATGATATAGACATAGTGAAGCAGCTCCGCGACGAGGACTTTCCGAAACCTTTGAGCGTGTTCGAGCAGCGTAGGCCGCAGCAGCGCGGGCAGGATTTTGCCGAGCCGCCAGCCAAACGTCACCGGGTTTTGGTTACAGAGTTTTGGGGAACCATCATCGCGCCCAACGGCGATGTCTATAAAGACCAATGCCTAGCGACAGTTCTCAATAAGCGTTTCCTAGGTCGCAAGCCGGTTGCCAATCCATTCTGGCACGACGAGAGTCCATTTATTGTGGAACCGTTGGTGCGCGTCCCGCACAGTGTGTTGCACAAAGCCCTATATGACAGCAGCAGTCAGCTCAACTTTGCCATTAACGAGATTTTCAATCTTATCCTGGATGGCGGTATCGGAGCTGTGTGGGGCATCAAACAGTTGCGATCCGGTTATCTGACTGATCCGCGCCAGGCTGAGAATGGCATCGCTCAGGGCGAGACCTTAGCTGTGCAGCAAGACATGCCAGAGGGCGTAAAAGTTCTAGAATCTGTAACGCAGAATGATCCTGGAGTCATCCAGGCTGGTATGGATGTCTTCGAAGCCCTAACGCGCGAGTTTAACGAGGCTAGCCTGACTAACGATATCCAACTCGGTATGCTACCACAAAGACAAGTCAAAGCCACCGAGATTGTGCAGGCCAATCAGTCGAATGACATTACACTGAGCAGCATCGCAATGGACCTCGAAACAAATCTCATGGAGGTTTTGCTGCGTAAGTCCTGGTTGACGATGCTTCAGCATTTCGACGACCTCAGCCGGGATGACATTATCAAAGCCATCGGTGAAAAGGCAGCTGTCCTGATGATGGGACTGAGCGAGGCCGAACGCTTCGCTATGTTCGCCGGGACATGCAGCTTCAAGGCCACTGGTCTTTCTGCGGTGTTGGCAGCTGCAGAAGATTTCCAAAAACTAATGGCGTTCTTTCAGGCGGCGAGCCAGAACCCGATTATGGCGCAAACCTTCATGCAGGAATATGATCCGTCGAAGGTTATGAAAATCTTGATGCGCCAACTCAATATTAACCCGGACGACATAGCTGCCGATCCTGACAGGATCAAAGCGCTACCACAGATTTTGCAGCAACTTATGTTGTTCAGTCAAATTACAAGCGGACAAGCTGCTCCTCCGGGCGGGGGTGCGCAGGACGGGACTGGTGGAATGCAGGGACGCCCGTCGCCTGCACCTGCTGGGCCTTTCCTGCGCGCTCCGCCAGGGAGTCCCGTCGGCGCAATCGCCTCAGTCAATCAGCAGATCAATCCACTTACAGGTCTATCGCCAGGAGGTTCATGATGGCCTACGGAACTGTATCATACCAGGATAAAGACTACCAGGCAGAGAGCGACTTCAATACATTGCAGCGCGCTCAGGAGGTTATGGGTGATAAAGACCGCCATAGCCGCGCCATCGCGCACGGCAAGCGCGTAGTGCAAGCAACTCGAAAGGTCATTGCGCGCGGTCAAAAGTTTGGCGCCGGCGAAGACCCATCCATGAAGAACGGCTATAGGAGCCTCTGAATATGAAGATCATTCTTCCAGCTATTATTATGGTAGTAGCAGTTGCGGTTCCGGCGCAGGCAAAGAAAATCACCGCGGCGGAGTACATTGCCTTATCTGCCCATAACGCAGCCGCTGTGCATCAGCGCGAAGTGCAGAACGAAGCTGCCTATAATGCCAATCAAAATCCGTTATCGAATGGTGGCTTAGAGAGCCTTCCCAGTCCGTATGATATTGCGGACCTATTCTATGGAACAAACGGCTATATATTGCCCGGATGGGCTGGTTTCTTTGGTAGCGGTGGTGGGGGCGACTCCTCGCTTGATGGCGGTTCCTGATGCCTGGAATGCAGAAGACTATGGAAGAATTCAAGGCTGGCAAGCTTCATAGCGGCAGCAAGAAGGGTCCTGTTGTTCGCAACCGGAAGCAGGCTATTGCTATAGGCTTATCAGAGCAGCGTTTCGGAGACGCCAATCCGAGCTTCCAGGGACCAAAAAGAAAGAAGCGCAATGGCTGATTTTATTCAGAAAGCTATAAAGCGTCCCGGGGCCTTACACAAAGCTCTAGGTGTAAAACAAGGAAAAAAGATCCCGCACAAGAAACTTGCCAAGGCAGCAAAACAGTAAGGACGTGTGGGCCAGGAAGCCCGCTTTGCAGAAACTCTGGAAGGTCTCCATCATAGTGAAAGGTTC